AAGCCCGCGCCGGCGGCGATCGGGATCACGTTGAAGACGCGGCCGAGGCCGAACATGCCTGCCATGGGTGTGTCCTGCTTTCTGACTGGTGCCCGGTGCGCGGGGCGTCACTGCCGCGCTGGGTGCTGCTCGAGGGGTGCCCGGCGGCCGGGGGGGTTGGCCGCCGGGCAGTCAGTCTGCAATCTACATGTGGATGTAGATCACGAGATCAGGTTAGCGCGAGGCGAGCTGCACGACCGGGCTCAGCAGCGCCGAGCTGTTGTTGTGCGGGGTCAGCGCGGACTGCAGCCACGGCCGGCCGTCGACGCGCTCGATGACGCGGAACGCGGTCATGTCGTTGCCGAACTTGTAGTGCTCGCTCGAGGTCGACTGCATCTGCATGCGGTCGCCGATGAGGTAGTACGCCAGGTCGACGAACGTGATGTCGCCGGTGGTGCCGAGCGGGCCCGGCTTCTCCGTGAAGATCACGGGCCTGCCGAGGATGGTGACCGGGGGCATCTGGGAGCCGGAGTTGCCCGGGTCGTAGCCGGAGCCGATCCAGACGGGGCCACCGCCGGTGCCCACGGACAGGGCCATGGTGGCGAGCTGCGGGAAGGTGTCGTGGCTGGCGATCCAGACCGCGCTGCCCAGCGAGGTGGGCAGCATCTGGGCGTACATCGCGACGATGTTCTCCCACACGATGGTCTTCGTCGGCTGGCCGGACTGCGCCGCGACCTGCACCGAGCACGGGGAGTTGATGTACCCCAGGGGCTCGCCGACGCCGGTGCCGAGCTGGAAAGCGACGTCCTCGAACCAGGCGATGGCCTTCGGGAACGTGGTGTCGAAGAACCCGCTGAACGCGGGGGCGTCCTGCAGCAGCTCGTTCGGGACCTCGGCGTACGCGGTGAGCTTCTTCGCGTCGAGGACGGTGCGGGCGAAGCTCGCCGAGCTGGTGGTGAGGGCCGCGCCCTCCTCCGTCCAGTACGCGGTGACGCCACCGAGGATGCTGCTGACGTGGCTGGTGTCGTCGATGGTCGGGATCGGCACCCGCAGGCTCGACATGGGGATCGTGGTCGCCCGCGGGCGCACGACCGCCATCTCGATCGCCATCTGCAGGATCTCCGAACGCATGATCTCCGGGACGAGGAAGCCACCGTCAGCCGGAACCTCGGACCCGTACGCGTTCTGGATCTCCATGAGCTTCGCGGCCTTCGGGCGCAGCTGCTCGAAGTCCCGCATCTTCGGCGCCGACGCGGCGGTCGCCCGGAAGAACTCGGCGGTGTCCTCGAAGATGCCCTCAGCGGCGGCACCGTAGGCGCGCCGGTTGTACAGGCTCTTCCGCAGGCCGGCGTTGAGCCCGGCGATGGCGGGGGCCTGCCGGTGGGCGGCCTCGCCGACAAGGTCGACGGGCGGCTTCTCGGGGCTGCCGTGGTCCTTGAGCATCTGCGCGAGGACGCGCTGGGTCTGCTCGGCGACCTGCTTCTCCACCTCGCCCTGGTCGCGCCGGGCGTGGGTCTCGGCGTAGCCCTGGATGAAGTTGTTGAGGCCGTCCGGGCCCTCGTCCCACAGTGCGCGGGCGTTCTTCGGGTCCGACAGGAAGTCGGTGAGCCCCGCCTGGGAGTCGGGGATGGTGATCGTCACTGGTTCGCCTCCTCGGCGGGTGTGTTGAGCCAGCCCGGGATCGGGGTGGCGTCGTCGCTCAGCCAGTGGGGGAGCTCAGCGTGGTCATTGGGGCCGTCCTCGTGGTCGCCGTGGTTGGCGTCGTCGAGGTGGGCTTGCAGGTGCGCCTTGACTCCGGCGCGGTCCGCGTCGGGGATGTTCGCGCCGGAGAGGCGCGCCAGCCCGTTGCGGCACGCCGCCAGGTTCGCGGGGCCGCCCTTCGTGCGGTGGTGAGGGAACTTGTACGAGCTCTTCTGGTCGTCGGCGTCGTGGTCGCCTTCGGCGGGCTTCTCCGCCGCGGCCTCGTCCGACATCCAGGCGTGGCAGTACCGCAGCACCGCGTCGTCGGCGGGCATGGCGGCGACGGCGGCGGGGCCGTCCCATGCACTGTCCTCGGTGGCGGTGTGGTGGATCGGCATGGCCTTGTCGAGGATCGGCATGGACTCGATGCCCAGCACGCGCTCGGTCTTGGCCTTGGCGCGGGGGAGGCGCTGGAGCTGCGCGGCGATCCCGGACGGGATGGCGGTGTAGGCGGCGACGTCGAACCCGGCCGGGAGCACCGCGCCACCGTCCTGGCCGACGCGCGTGGCGAGCCCGGCCTGCACGGCCTGCTCGGCGGTGTACCAGGTCTCCGCCTTCATCGCGGCACGCCACTGCTCCGGCAGCCCACCAGCGGCGCGCGCGTACACGCCGGCGAGGTTGTCGGACACCTCGTCCAGGGTCTGGGCCATCTTCGTGAGCTCGGCGGCGTTGCCTCCGGCGACGGCGAAGGCGTCGTGGATCATCAGCATCGAGCCGGGCATCATGACGCGCTCCGTGCCGGCCATGGCGATGACGGACGCGATGGAGGCGGCGAGACCGTCCACGATCGTGGTGACCGGCGCGGCATGGGACTCGATGGCGTTCTTGATGGCCAACCCATCGAAAACGTCGCCGCCCGCGCTGTTGATGTGGACCTCGAGCGGGCCCTTCACGTCAGCCAGCTGCGCGGAGAAGCCCTTCGCGGTCAGGCCCTCGCTGAACCAGCCACCGGCGCCGATGTCGTCGTACACGTCCACGCGGGTCGTGCCGTTGCTGGTGTTGCTGATGCGGGCCTTGAGGGGCCGCACGGTCGCGGTCATCGTGCCGCCTCCCAACTGCGCATGATCTGCTCCCACTCGGCGTCCGCGCTGTCGCTGCTGCCGCGCTTGACGACCTTGCAGCGGCACTTGTTGCCGTACTTCGCGCCGACGCAGCGCACGTAGTTGGCGCCGTCGGGGTAGTCCTCGTAGGCGTCCTGCCGGTTGCGGTACAGGTGGCCGTCGTTCGCGGCGCACGCGTCGCAGGTGTCCTTGTCGTCCTCGGCGACGGCCTCCCAGCGCATCGCCGCAGCGAACTCGAACCGCAGCCCGTTCTGTGCGGCCGCACTGGTGCCGTCCTCCGCGCTGCCCGTGTCGGCCTGCTCGCCGTCGGCACCCGGCTCCGGAGCACCCGGCGCGACCGCGGGCACCCACGCGGGCGGCAGCGCCGGCGCCTGCGTCGCCTTCTCGGCCACGTCCATGTCCGGCAGGCCGCACGTCTCGAGGACGTCCGTGGGGTCGTATCCGGCCTGCACCAGAAGCTCGGCGGCGCGCGCCTTGTTGAACAGCTCGAGGGCGTCGGCTTCGCGGTTGCCGGTGACGGGGTCCTCGTAGTCCAGCTCCACGCCCTCACCGGTCGCACCGAACAGGGGCAGGAACTGGCAGTTCAGGGTGTCCTTCCACCGGTCGAGGCGGTCGGTGATCAGGAAGGACTCGAAGTGCTCCTGCGCCGTCTGGCTGTTCGCCCTGTTCACGTCGTCCGTGGTGCCCAAGATCGCCTTGTGCATGCTGAACGCTTCGCGGATCACGTCCCGGGACACGCCGCGGAGGTTCGCGAAGTCCATGTCCTTGATCGAGTGCGAGTTGGGCACCCACACGGCGCCCTGCTCCAGGATGGCGACGCGGTGCGCTGCGCCCATGCCGCGGTGGCCTTCACGCCACCGGTTCGTGAACTCCGCCCACTCCTCGTCCGACAGGCGCTTGTCCATCTGGATCACGCCGCCCGGCGTCGCCGAGTTGAGGAAGAAGTTGCGGTTCCACGACGCGCTGTACTTCGCCGCGTCGATGTCCACCAGGATCGACTGGATCGGCCCCAATCCCCTGTAGGGGTCGAAAGGATTCGGGTACTTCAGCTGGATGACCTCGTTGCGCTGCAACGGGATCTGCTCGCCCGACGGCCCGGTGTACACCCAGCCCGCCAGGTACTCCTCCCTTGAGGGGATCGGCGTCATCCGGTCCGGGCGCGCCGACCACATGCTCATCGGGAAGTTCGCGCGCGGGTCACGGCCCAGCACCAGGTAGCCCTCACCCGTCAGGTCCAGGTACGTCTGGGTGAGCTCCCGCAGCTGGAAGCCGGACATGAACGGGTTCGGCTTGTGCCAGATGTCCAACGCCTGGTGCCGGATCACCTCAACGCGCTGATCCGAGCCGCGGTCGGCGGTGGTGTAGCGGCGCCGGCCGTCTTGGGGTGCGCTGCGGTAGAGGTGCCAGTCCTTCTTGGCAGTCTGCCGGGCGAGCATGCTGACGATGGCGTACACGGTCCCCGAGGAGCCGTAGGCGCGCATGTAGCCCTGTGGATCCGAGTCGGCGAGCTGGTTGCCGCCGAGGGCGAGGATGCCGTTGCCGGAGCCGACGTAGGGGATGGGCGACTCGGCGCCCGGCGTGCTGCGCGCTGCCCTGAGCTTGCCGAAGAGGCTGCTCACTCGTCGATCCGGTACTCGAGGACCAGCAGGCTGATGCCGGTGGCGATCCATCCCGCGATGGTGTTGGCCTCGAAGACGCCGATGTTGATGCAGCCGAGGCCGCAGATGGTCAGCGTGCTCGGCGCGAGACGCGCTGCCGCGCGCCGAGCGTGCTGGCGGATGGTACGGAGGTGGGCGGTTGCGCGCCCGTTGCGGTGACTCCACCCAGAGACCGCGATCGCAGCCACGCCATCACCTCCCTCTACATCTACATGCAGACTGTAGATCCTTCGGGGGTGATTCCGCCACGTTGGCAAGCTGAAACCGGGGGGTGTCGGCCCGTCAGGCTGGCTGTGCGATGCCGGGAACGATGAGCCCGGAGAGGTTGAGCGCCGCCTGAGAGATCATCTGCGCCCAGTTCTCGGCGTCCTGCTTGGCCAGGAACACGGTCAGCGTCGTCGACGGGGTGCGGACGGTGAGGGCGAGGCGCTGCCCGGCGCTGGTGGGGACGACGGAGCAGGTGGCCTGCGCGCCGTGGTCGGCCAGCAGGCCGTTGGCGGTGTCGAAGGGGGCGACCGGCTGCTCGGTGGGCGCGGTCATGCGGGCACCTCCTCGGCGCGCAGCACGGACACGTCCATGCCGCCGTCGCAGATCAACACCTTCACGTGCTGGTCGGGCCAGACGGCGTCGATCTGCTCCTTCACGTAGTCTGCATCGTCCGCCGAGAGGCGGAAGGGGAACTTGAGGACGAGGACGTCGCCGGGGCGCAGCGCCAAGCGCTCGACCTCCGCGACGTCCGTGAGCTCAGTGAGCTTCATGCTGCCGCTCCGTTCGTCGGGGGCGTCCAGCCCAGCCTGACCAGCGTCTCGGCGAGCTCCGGCTGAAGCTCCACGTCGGCGTTCTCCAACAGTGCTCGGTAGCTCTCGCCGTAGAGGTCGATCTCGACCTTGGGCGGCTCCATGCCAGCGGAGTGGCGGATGGTGTAGCTGGTGAGCTGGTTGGCGATGTCGTTGCCGTCCAGCAGGAAGTGGATGCCTACGCCTTCGCGCGGCTTGATCTCGATCCGGTGCTTCATGTGGGGCTCCTGTGGGTGTGGGGCGACCCCGCCGTGACGGCACATCCCAGCGGGGCCGATACGCCCCGACCGGGCGCACCACCAGTCTGCTACAAGAACCTGACAGACGGTCGACCGCCGAGATCCCGCTCAGCCACCATGTACCGCGCGGCATCGCACGAGTGATCGTTCTCCTTCACCGGGGCTTCCTTGTTCGGCTTGCCGTCTTTGAGGTCCCACACGTAGCCGCCGATCTCGTCCTCGAAGCCGAGCGGCTTCTTCGCCGCCACCAGCTCGGGATCCCGCTCCACCAGCGCGCCGCGCACCACGTACAGGCGCGGCTTCCCGTCACCGGCCGGCCGTAGGCGGGTCTGGACGGCTTGGATGCCATCCGACACGGTCTTCTTCGCCGCGCTGGTGGACATGCCGAGATGCCGCTCCAGCGTCGCCCGGTCCTCGGCGTCGTGGTCGCAGATCACCGCGCGCGGCTTCGGCTCCCGCCACACGCCCTTGCTGTCACGGACGATGGACAGGATGTGCCGCGCGTGATCCTCCACCAGCGTCTTCGTCTTATAAATCTCCCGGTACAGGTACAGGCGCCCGTCGGGGTCCTCAGCCCAGCACTGCAAGACGAAAGGGTTCGTGAACCCGAAGTCGACCGTCCACCAGCGCGTCCAGCGTTCGGCGCCAGCCGGTAGCCGATCGACCAGGTGAACCGCCGGGTCCCAGCCCTCATAGATGATGCCCTCGGCGGACACCCAGCGGCCCCAGCGCATGCGCTCGTACCGGACGCCCACGAGGGAGTCGAGGCGGGCGAGGTAGTCGCGGCCGTAGTCGGTCCACTCCCTGGCCTGGTACATGCGCGGGTTGTCCTCGTGCTTGCTGTACAGGATCCGGCAACGGCCGGAGTCCGCGCGCTGCTTGAGGTGGTGGGTTGGCGGTCCGGGGTTGGTGCACATGATCAACTGCTGGCGGGACAGGCGCCCGTTCCGCAGGCGGGTGACGATCGTGTCGAGATCCTCGGGGGTGGCCTCGATCGCTTCGTCGATGAACGCCAAGTCGTACTCGGTCGACAGCAGCCGGGTCGGCCGGTCGAGGCCACCGACGACAATCACGCTGCCGTTGCTGTACCGGAAGCTGGCGGGCTCCTGCGCGCTGCCGCCGTAGAAGTGCACCAGGCCGGCCGCGATGGCCTCTTGGGCGACCTTCTGCCGGAACGTGACGAGCGTGGATGCGGTGAGGCTGGCGTGGGTTTTGCGGGCGATGAGGGCGCGGACGCCGGATGTGCCGAGGCAGGCGAGGTGGACCATCATCAGCGCGCCCACCGACTTGCCGGTGCCTGCTGCGCCGGAGAGCAGGATTTCGCTGTCGCGGCTGCGGAAGAGGTCGAGGACGGCGCCGCGGGGTTCGAACCGGACGGTGGTGGCCGTCACTGCGAGGCCCACTCCTCGATGCGGCGTGCAATGCGCAGGGCGGCCGGGTGGTCTCGGTCGTAGTGCGGGAGGTTGCGGAGCATGCTGGTGATCTCGCCGATGACCTGCAGGCGGTAGGCGACCAACTCGGCGAGGGTGGCGCGCTTCTGCTCGGCGTCGTCGGCCAGCACTTCGTCGCGGTAGGCGTCGATGCGGGCGTTGATCTCGGCCGCGCCTTCGGGGTGGCAGTCGCAGACGTTGTCGTCGGCCGCAACGTCGTAGAGGTCGTCGCGGGCGGTCACGAGAGATCCTCGGGCGAGACCCCGAGGATCTCGTACTTGACGCCGCCGCTGATCTCCTGCTTCGCGGGCTGGTCCAACCCGAGCAGCTTCCGGTAGCTCTCGCGGATCTGCCGCATCGTGCTGATCGCGGTCAGCTTCGGGCCGTCGTCCAGCACGGGCTGGCCGTCGTCGCCGTACACGACGCGCCCGTTGGAGACGTGAATGTGGTCGCGCTCGAGGATGTCCATGGCCTCGGCGTACAGCCGCTCGAGCTCTTCCCGCTCCACCGCGATCATGCGCTCGCCGGCGTCCTTGCGGATCTCGGCCATGCACCGCATGACGGCGTGGTGCGCCGAGCCCTTGTTGGTGTAGCCAAGGGCGTCGGCGATCTCCTGGTACGTCTTGCCCTGCTTGCGCAGCTCGGCGGCCGCCACGTCGCGGTCGGCGATGGCCGGGTCTTTGACGAAGCGTCCGGCGTTGTGGCGTGGCTGGTTGGTGCGTGGTGTGTGGTTGGCCATGGCTGCCCCCTTCACGCTCGAGGGTAAGCCGCCGTCATGATCATCCGCTCATGACGGCAGGTCAGTCGGCAACGCCGTCGACGACGCCATCCCGGCGAACACCGTCGCCATGGCCTGCCGCGCGAGGGTGTTCAGGGTGGCGTTGTCGAGGCCGGCGCAGGCGGCGGGTTCCCCCATGCTCGGGCCGTTGGGATTGGCTTCGGCTTTCTGCAGGTTGGTGGTGAGGGCTTGTTCGCAGGCGGCGGTGGAGGCGACGGCCGGCGTGTTGTCGGTGCTGCTGCTGGCGCAGGCGGTGGCGAGGCATAGCGCGGCGGTGGCGATTGCGGCCGCTGGCAGGTAGCGGTTCATGCGGGGCATGGTCGCGCTGTGTGGGGGTGGTGTGTGGGTGGTGTGGCTGAGTTGTTACGTGCGGAAGCCCCGCGGTCCTGCCGAGCCGCGGGGCTTCCGGGGCGCGGCCGGGGGGCTGGTCGCGCGTGGGAGGGCGTGGCAACCGCCGAGTTGCCGCCGGGTTCTAGGGTGACACGAGGGCATGATCATCCGCTCGCGGGTGTGTCGTGGGCGATGGCGCGCAACTCCCCGGCCAGCTGCTCCGTCCACGCGTACCTGACGTAGCGGGCCTCGAGCTGCTGCGCCAACCGCAGGCAGCCGGCTTGGGTGCGGGCGAGTTGGCCTTGCAGCTCGGACAGGGCGAGCGCCGTATCGTCGGGCTGGCCGATCGGGCACTCGGGGTGCGGGTGCACCTCCTCGCCGTTCTCCTCGTAGCACCAGCCGCAGGCGAGCAGCCGGGGCTTGGGCTCGGGCTTGCCGAACAGGCTGGCGAACGGTGCGCCTGCCGCGAGGACGGCCGTACGGCGCGCCACAGGCTTGCCGAGCAGGTGGGTGAGCAGGCGCATCAGGACTCCTCGGTGGGCTTGCACATGGCGCAGCGCTGGTCGTCGGGGCAGCAGTGGCAGGCGGCGCAGCAGTTGGTCCAGTTGGCCGGGTCGCGGCACTCGGTGCAGTCGTCGCAAGCGGGCAGGTAGCCGGACTGAAGCATCAGGCTTCCCTGCGGGCGCGGTGGACGCGGACGGCGTGGACCACGTACCCGGCGGTCGCCAGGGCCGTGTAGGCGGCGCACACGAGGCGGGCGGCCGGGTTCAGCTGCGGCCACTCGAGCCCCAGCAGGCCGGCCGTGATGAGGCCGACCAGCCAGGTGAAGACGAGGATGGTGGAGCGGATGTAGTGCCACACCCACGGCTGCCGCTGCGGCTTGGGCTGCTGGGCGGTCAGGTCGATGTAGATGTGGCGGACGGTGCCGTCGGGGTACCGGATCTCACGCATCAGGGGCCTCCAGGGCTCTGCGGGCGACAACGGACGGGCAGTCTTCGAGGGTGCAGCGCAGGGAGCAGGCTGCGGCGATGCGGCGTAGGGCCTGCTCGTAGCGGTCGGTCTGCGCCTGGACGAACGGCAGCAGCTGCTCCGTGGCCTCCTCAACCTCGCGGCCAGACAGCCCGTAGCGGCGTCCCAGGTCGATGCCGAACCTGAGCTGGCCGAGCGCCTCGGCGAGCTTGTCGCGGGCGGTCACAGCCAGCTCCAGCGGCGTGCACGATGCCTGCCATGCCCAACCGTCGACGTCCACCCGGCAGACGGCAACAGGGCGGCGAGTATCAGCGCGGTAAGAATCAGCATCAGTCGTCTCCGTAGGCGGGGAGTTGGTGCAGGTAGTGGAGGTCGCGGATTTCGGTGTCGCGGCGGCGGATGGCGTCGCGGCGGCCGAGGACCAGGCCGGCGCCGAGGCCGAGTGCTGCGCCGAGGCAGCACCAGGCGATGGCGGTGATGGTGAGGAGTAGGGTCATCGGTCGCTTCCGAAGGCGTTGAAGGCGTGGTGGCGGATGACGTTGTCGGCGCTGTGGAGGACGCCGGTGGCCTGTGCGACGGCCTCGAGGCCGGGGTCGGCCTGCCGGGTCAGCTCCTGCAGCGCCACCGTGGCGGCGAGGAGCCCGTGGGCGACGGCCTCGAGGAGCAGGGATACGTCTTCGGCGTCGCCGCGTGTGCCGGGGGGCCGCTGGTCGGCTAGTTGGAGGGCGCGCACCGACTCGCGGTAGTGGAGCTGGGTGCTGTTCACGACTCGTCTCCGTTCCAGGAGCCCATGATCGACTTGATGCGGGCGGCGAAGGCGGGGTGCGCCTCGGCCTCGTGGGCAAGCGCTGCCTC